CTTGCAGCTTTTGCGTTTTCTGCAATTATTTCATATTCAGTATTGGTGAGACGGAGCATGATATGACGAGTATGCCGTAAGTTTTTATCTTTTTTTGGTCGTGCCATTTTATAGTTCCTTTCAAAATAAAGATATTTCTATATATAAAGCCGATTTGAAAATATCAGGCGGTAACACAATAAAAAAATTTATGGATTTTTCGTGATAGATATGATCACGATGCGACTGTTTTTTTTACAGGAGCCAAGTATGCATATTAGTGAAAACTGTATTATCTGAGGGTATGGGGAGCAGAATCCCCATCAAGATTGCCGGAAAGTCGAAAGCCACGAAGTGAGTTTTGAGTTACTCAGGCGAAACTTGCTCTTTAAAATGTGGAGATTTAGAAAATGTTACATGTATATTCGATAAAATTACATTAAGATAAAAGCACATATACTTTCTGTTATTATAGGATTCAGAAAGAGTGCTGTGGATTTAAAAGCACATTTCTGAAAAATATGCGATGATTACATAGAAAGAGAGGAGGTTTATACCATGACGAATCCTGAAATGACAACTTTGGACATTGGCTGCTGGGGCTGCTTAGGCTGCGCATCTTGCGGTATTGGAGTTTCACTGCTCTCCGCACTGTCAGGCGCAAACGTAATTTAATGTGAAATGTAAAAAGAGAGGAGGTCTATACCATGACGAATCCTGAAATGACAACTTTGGATATTGGCTGTTGGGGTTGCTTAGGCTGTGCATCTTGCGGTATTGGAGTTTCACTGCTTTCCGCACTGTCAGGCGCAAATGTAATTTAATGTGAAATGTAGAAAGAGAGGAGGTTTATACCATGACAAATCCTGAAATGACAACTTTGGGCATTAGTTGCTGGGGCTGCTTAGGCTGCGCATCTTGCGGTATTGGAGTTTCACTGCTTTCCGCACTGTCAGGTGCAAATGTAATTTAATGTGAAAGCAACAGCGAAATAAAGAATCAGGTTATTATCTTCGGGTAATAACTTGATTCTTAAAATAAAAGGAGAAAACTATGAGTGAATATTTATGTTGGAACCGGAAATTGAGAATTATTAGATATCCAGGAGATATAATAAACTTATCTATGGATACAAATAAAAATAACCATCACATAATGAAAGAAGATATTCAGCAATATAGAGTGAATGAAACAGCAGTAGAAATCATGAGATTAGTAAATGGTAAAAATACATATGATGATATTGTTGCAGCATTATGTGATAAATACAAGGAGGAGGAAGCTTCTGTACAGAAAAAACTAAATAGCTTTCTTGAAACGATTTCTAATCAGTACGGACTAAAAGTCGTTACTCAGAATGAACCAATGGAACGAAACATAGTAGAAATGAATAAAGATGTTGTTTCTCCTATGGTGGCGTCTATTGAAATAACCAATAAATGTAATATTCGTTGTGTTCATTGTTATGGCGATTTTGGAGAAATACCGTGTGAAGTAATGGACTTAAATGTAGTTAAGAAAATTTTAGGTGACTTACATGATATTGGTATTAGGATCGTTGAAATCACAGGTGGTGAGGCTACAACGCATCCAAAAATTGAAGAAATTGTAGAATATGCTCTTGAATTGGGATTTGAGCAGGTATCATTGTTGACAAATGGAGTTAGGATAAGTGATAAATTAATTCAAATATTAGAAAAGAATAAAGACAGAGTGTATGTTCAAATTGATCTGCATAGTCTTAATGAGGAATACTTTTCTTGGTTCACTAAAACTCCGAATGTTTTAGAAAAAGTAAAATATAATATTGTTGTACTTGCCAACAAAGGTATACTAATGCGAATTGCCACTATCTTAACACCTAAGAATATTGATGAACTTGTGGATATTGCAGATTGGGTACATAATTTAGGAATAGCGAGATATGCAATAAGCCCAGTTGTATCATTAGGCAGAGCGAACGATGGTAATAAAGAATTATATTTGAATGCGAGCGAAGCAAAAAGGGCAGAGGAACAGCTACAGAAAATTGTGACTAAATATGATAATTTTCTGAATATCATAACAAGTGATTATGATAAGCAAATCAATTGTGGCTGTATAACATCTCATGTTGTAATAGACTCAAAGGGACATATTAAAATATGCACTATGGATAATTTGTCTTACTGTAATGGAAGTATAGGGAATGTTATCCAAGAGGATATAAAAAGTATATTTGAAAAAAATGCTGAATTACTTAATATGCTTTATATGATGAAAGCGCCGAAAATTAATTCGGCAGAATGTCAAGGGTGTAAAAATGCAGGATTTTGCAATGGCTGTCTATTGAGGGGGATAATTAAAGCTAAGGAAATGAAAGAGGAGTGTTTGTGGTATAAGAACATTGTCCCACAAAATATAAAGGAAAGATTTGCATTTTAAAAAGAATATGTGAGAGGAAAGTATGACTATGAAAACCTATACTAATCTTAAAATCCTTTTTCCATATATTAAAAAATCAAAGAGATATTTGATTTTTGGAATTATGGGAATTTTAATTGCATCAGCAATAGTGGCACCAGTTCCATATTTTATTGGAAATGTACTGGATGTATTAGTAAAAGAAAATGTAACATTTTCAGATATTAAAAATACATTGATTTTAATATCAGCAATTTATTTCGTAAAATTTTTGATAAATATGTCATACCAACAATCTTTTGCTAAGTTACAGCAAAAGATTGTAAATGAGATTAGATTAGATATGGTTAAAAGTATTCTGGATGCTCCCCTTAGCTTTATTAACAAAAGAGAAAAAGGTTATATCCTATCAAGGATAGGAGAAGTGCAACAGATAGGAGCAATCTTTTCACCTACAATTATTACAAATTTTGTTGGTATTTTTGAAATGCTCTTTTGTTTCATGATGATGATGTCTATTAATGTAAAATTGACATTAGTAGCACTCATAATTGTCCCTGGGTATTTTGCACTTTCAAAATCTATTTCGAAAAAAATTACAAAATGTACCGTTAAAATGCAAGAGGATTCGGCAAATCTAAATGCAGATATGTTTGAGACTTTGAATGGAATTGAGGAAGTTAAGTTACTAAATGGTAAACAAATTCAACTTAAGAAAATATACTTTAAGATTCAAACATTGATAAGAAGTGCAATCAAGCAGAGCTTTTCAATGATAGTATTTATTCAAAGTATTTCTTTTGTGAGCGATCTGGTAACAGTGGGCATTTTAGCTTTGGCAGGTATTTTCATTATTAATGGAGAGATTACCATAGGTGTTTATACGGCATTTTCTCTATATATAGGGAAACTTTTGGGGGTGACACAATCCGTAGGGACTTTCGAAATCACAATAAAACCAGTATGTGCAACTATTGAGAGAGCTAAGGAATTTTTGTTTTCTGATTTGGAAACTCATAAGGGCTCTAAAAAGCTAAATGAAAATATTCATGAAGTTTTCTTTGAAAATGTATCTTTTGGGTATAAGGGTAATAACATAGTTATTAATGAAATGACACAAAAGTTTATTGAAGGTGACAAGGTTTTGCTTTTGGGAGAAAATGGAAGTGGAAAAACGACATTTGTAAAACTTTTAGTTGGCCTTTATGAACCAGTTAAAGGAAAAATTTTTATAAATAATCAAAGTATAGACAAGCTATGTAAAGATGATATAAGAAAAAGAGTGGGGATTGTTTCACAAGAAGTTTTTCTATTTAAAGGGTCAGTGATTGAAAACATTCTTTTTGGAGTTGAAGGAAAGAATCGAAAGGATGTATCAATACTATTGGAAAAGTTTGGTTTAACGGACTATATGGAACGACTTCCAAATGGACTAGATACCCAAATATCTCAGAATGGAGTGGGGATTTCTGGTGGTCAAGCACAGATAATAGCATTTATTAGAGCTGTAATTAAAAACAAAGATATTTTGATTTTAGATGAGGCAACAGCAAATTTAGATCAAGATACATGTAGAAAAATTATGTCTATATTATGTAATTATAAATTGTGTAGAATGCTATTTGTAATTTCACATCAGAAATTGGATGAAAAAGTTTTTAATAAAATAATTCAATTTTAAAGAAAATTTACAAATATAGGATACGCTATTAGGCTAATATATGCTTCCTGACAAACAATAATTATATTATTGCTTGGCAGGAAGCATATATTTGATTTATCTATGAGAATATAGATATATTGAATATTCTTGTGCGATGAAATCACACTTCCGGAAATTTGGAAATCAGAGTTCCGGTACTCGGAAATCGCCTATTTTGTGCTTGATGACTTATCCATTTCTGTTTGGATATTGGTCAAGACCTTGCCGCATCTGCGGTGCGTAGCAGTCTTTACCAATGTCTCAACAGAAATTATGATTCGGTATGCACAAAAACGGATCTAAAAAGTGATTTCCATATCACCGGACAGCTGATGTAAAACCATCCGGAATATTCAATATATAGATTGTGTGAGAATATATATTTGGGTTAAGAGTATAAAATTATTTTATATTTGATATATAAGAATTTAGTGGATTAAACCATTGACAGAATAGTGCATTGAGATTATAATGTGCATATACAAACATCACAACGGAGAAGGGGTAAACGATATTGAAAATTATAATTGCAAATGCTTCCAATATTCCTCTCTATCAACAGATAGAAGAACAAATAAAAGAAGCCATTTTTACAGGGGAACTGCAGGATGGAGATATTCTTCCATCCATTCGTAATTTGGCAAACGATTTGCAAGTAAGTGTACTGACAATCCGTCGAGTATATGATGAATTAGAGAAGGAGGGATTTTTAGTTTGTCGTGTAGGTGTAGGAAGTTTTATATCAACGAGTAATCTTGATAAGCTTAAGGATTCAAAGAGAAGAGTATTAGAAGAAAAAGTGTGGGATATGCTACAACAGGCTAAGACACTAGGAATTAGTAAGGAAGAATTACATTGCATGCTAGATGCTCTATGTGAGGAGGAATAGGACATGGAAAATATTTTAGAGGTTACAGGGCTTGAAAAAAAATATGAGAATTTTAAGCTAAAAGGTATTGACTTTTCATTACCTGAAGGATGTATAACGGGATTTATTGGAATAAATGTTCCGAGATACATACTGAAAGCATGATCCACTACTTAGAGGATTATATGTACTGTACTAGAAAACTGGGGCTTTATGTGCAGTTAGTAGCATAAATTATATAGGGGTTATCTAAATATATTTACCTCCTGTGATTAAGTTATATAAAGACTTAACACAGGAGGTTTATTTTTATGATAACAGTAGAAAAACTGGAAAAAGGTACTTATTTTGATGATGCTTTTAAGATCTCATTTAGATATGATCCCACTACTGTAGCTAAGGTAAAAGAGCTGGCAGAGCGGAGATATTTACCAGAGGATAGAGCGTGGGAGATCCCAGCACATGAGCTACCAGCTCTCATAGAGAAAGTAGGGCTTAGTAATATCAAAAGTGAGGAGGCTGTAGTACAAGCCCTCAATACTAAGGAGATCGAGGATAAAAGGGAGGCTACACAGGAGAGGCTAAAGGGTATTAAGCCTGTAAGAGATTTTGATTTTAAAACAGCTCCCCTCCCTCATCAGATCGAGGCTTTTAATTATGGAATGGAGAAAAACTCTTTACTTATCGGAGATGAGCAGGGCTTAGGCAAGACAAAGGAGAGTATTGATATTTGTGTAGCCAGAAAGAAAGAGCTCATTAAAACTCTTATTGTATGCGGAGTAAACTCTGTAAAATATAACTGGGAGAAAGAGATCCAGATCCACTCTAACGAGGGCTGTGTAATGGTAGACGGTAAGACAATGGATGTTAGAGTACAACAGCTAAATGACTGGTACAGAGGCTCCTCTTATTTTGGGGTTATCAATATTGAGAGCCTCAGAAATGAGAAAATACAGGATGCTCTCTATCTGGGGATTAAGGATGGATATATAGGGGCTATTATTGTGGATGAGATCCACAAGGCTAAAAACGGAGGCTCTCAACAGGGAAAAGCTCTTAGATTTTTGAAAGCTCCAGTTAAGATAGGATTATCTGGTACTCCGATGAATAAAGCGGAGGATCTGTGGAATATCCTTACATGGCTGGGAGTAGAGAGGAGATCCTTTTATAGTTTTAGAAATGCCTATTGTACTATGGGAGGTTTCGGAGGCTATAAAGTAATCGGATATAAAAACTTAGATAGCCTCAATGCTGAGTTAAATACTGTAATGCTTAGAAGAAAGAAAGAGGAGGTACTAGATCTCCCTCCTAAGCTATACAGTACTGAGTATGTAGAACTTACCACAGCTCAGAAAAAACAGTACAGGGATATTAAAAATGGCATTGTAGCGGATATGGAGAATATCTTAGCCTCTGTTAATCCTCTTAACTGTACTCTCCGCCTCAGACAGCTTACCAGCGGTAATCCTAACTTAACAGATGATAGCCCTAAGCTGGATCGTATTAAGGAGATGCTAGAGGAGGAGATTATCCCTAACGGTCACAAGGCTATCATATTTTCTCAGTGGAGCACGATAGCTAAGGATCTGGGGATAGAGCTTAGTGAATATGATCCGATTGTAATTACAGGAGAGGTACCTCCAGAGCAGAGGCAGAGATTAGTAGAAAATTTCCAGACTAACCCACACTGTAAAGTAGCTATAGGAACTATCGGAGCTATGGGTACTGGATTAACTCTAAATAAAGCCTCTTATGTATTTTTTATGGATAAAGCATGGAATAGCGGAGATAATGCACAGGCTGAGGATAGAGCCCACAGAATAGGTACCGTAGGGGCTGTAAATGTAATCTCTATGGTGGCTAAGGGTACAATAGATGAGGCAGTAGAGGATTATCTGTTAGAAAATAAAGATCTTATTGATCAAGTAGTAGACGGTAAGGGATCTAAGCAGGATATTAAAACCATCCTCAATAAATTACTTAGCATTTAATATACAGGTGTGGTATAATAACTCAAAACGGAGGTACATAATGAGAGCGATAACAATAGATGCAGATACAGGAAAAAGAGTATACACAAGGAAAGAGGTAGCGGATCTGGTAGGAGCCTCTACTCAATCTATCCGCCTCTGGGAAGATGCTGGAGCTATTCCAGCCAGTGTAAGAGATGAGGGAGGCTATAGATACTGGTATGAGGAGGATCTGGAGGCTATAAAGGCTTATGCCTCATTACCGAGAAAAGCAAAACTTAAAAAGTAGCCCTAAGTGTGAGGAGAGTGTAACAGCTCTCCTCTTTTTTTTTGCCCTTAATTTTGAGGGCTATCTAAAAATTTACCGTTTGTGTGATTAGGTTAAGTATCAAAAGAAAAGGAGGTAAGCAGGATGCTTAAAATCAGTTTTACAAATGCTGAGGTATCGGATCACGGATACGGTTTAGAGGTAAATGGTAAATCCTTAGAGGATATTATCTCTACCGCCTTAGGAACTAAGGTAAAAGGTAATGGCGGTTACGGATCTGGATTACCTAGCTTTAGCTCTAATAGCTGTGATGTAACGGTTACTATCAATCCACACGATAAAGAGTGTGAGATTGAAACAGAGGATGAAGTATGGCACAGCGTAGCAGAAATGGAGGCAGAAAAGAGTGAGCAGTTTCAAAAGGAAAATGCAGAGGCAGATCCAAAAGAATAACGGTACCCTCCTCCATAAAAAGGTAGTAGCTAGAAAGATGGGATGTAAATCCGTGGAGGAGTATAACCGTAGAATGGCACGCAGAGAAAAGAATTTAAAAGAGATGGAGGATAACAAAGATGGCAAATGATTTTACAGCAAGGGTAGCAGGTATCAGCGTAGAGCTGGGTATGAGTGTACAGAATAAGAGTGGTATCTGGTGTAAACCTACAGTAAAGATGGATCTTAAGATTGATGGAGGTACGAACCCTCAGCAGAGAGAGGCTATTATTAAACAGGCTTTTGATGAGGTTTGTGATAACATTGAGAAAACAATCTCAGAGATGGAGTAATACTTACAGGGGGGGGGAGAGTATCTCTCCTCTCTCCTTAACTGGAGGTAATTATGGATCACAGTTT